GATATTACTAGCAAGTGAAGATGAACGAGTGGTAGCTGATATGACTAAATTTGCGCTAGAACGCTTGAATAAAAAGACTTACTCATCACGTGTAGAGAATACTGGCGCAGATGGTGTGGCTCTTGTAACAACAATTAATATTGTAAAACCAAATGAAAACAGCGACATTCCAACCAACAATTAAACAATGGCAAGCGTGGGAATTTTTAACTGATAACATCCATACTGAAATTGGATATGGAGGTGCCGCTTCAGGTGGCAAATCATATCTAGGTTGTGCATGGGTCGTTACTATGTGTAAAGCTTACCCTGGAGTAGGTTACCTAATGGGACGTAAAGAACTAACTAACCTAAAGAGAACAACTATAGTTACTTTGTTTAAAGTGCTACAAGATTTTGGTATTAGTGAAAATGAATATAATGTAAATTGGCAAAATAACGTCATGACCTTTACTAATGGAAGCCAGATATTTTTCCTTGATTTAGGATATAAACCAAGTGACCCACTATTTACACGATTAGGAGGTTTAGAGCTAACAGGATACTTCATAGATGAATCAAATGAAATCCCAGTAAAGGCAATAGACATTATCAAAACACGTGTTGGTAGACGTAAAAATGAAGATTACAGTATTCCGATCAAAGGACTAGAAACATTCAACCCAGATAAAGGGCATGTCTACACTCGTTATTATAAACCATTTAAAAATGACTCACTGCCCGAGTATAGGGCGTTTCTACCAGCACTTGCCACAGATAACCCCCATACGCCAGCTGCATATATTCAACAGTTAGAACGTTCTGACGAAATAACAAAGCAACGTTTGTTATACGGTAACTTCGACTATGATGACGACCCAACTTTACTTGTAGACTTTGATTCAATAACTGACATATTTACTAATACAGTAAAAGAGGACAGCCGTTATATCTCATGTGACGTTGCAAGACTTGGAGGAGATAGAACTGTGATATCTTTATGGAATGGACTCGCTTGCAAAAAGATAGATATACATGAAAAGATTACTACAGATACAACCGCTAGATTCATACGTGAAATGGCTGCTGAATACAAAGTACCTTTTAGTAATATTATTATCGATGAAGATGGTATAGGCGGAGGTGTGATAGACCAATTACGAGGGGTAAAAGGTTTTATAGCCAACACTTCCCCTTTTGGTAGAGAAAAGTATACTGATGGTAAAATGCGAATGCTTATAGATAACTTCAATAACTTAAAGAGTCAATGTGGATTCAAGTTAGCAGACCTTATCAAACGCAGAGAGATTGCGATACATGACACTACATATGCAGAACAGATAACTGAAGAACTTGTACTTTTGAAACAAGATAATTCAAAATCAGATGGTAAGGTTAAGATGATTAGTAAGGACGATATGAAACTAATACTTGGAAAATCTCCAGACATACTAGATGTATTTATTATGCGTATGTGGTTTGAGTTCCGACAAGTGAATGATAATTTACCATCTTTACAAAATTTAAGTTTTGGTATTGCTAGAAATTACGAATAGCATTATACTTTACACAATGACTACAATAATAAATTACGCACTAAATAGAGAAAAGACGACCACTACTATTGTCGATGGTTTAACTGTATCTCAATACGATATATTTCGTAAGATTGAGTTCTATTCTAATTCAGAATACTACCGAACACGTAAAGGAAAAAACGCGCCTAGAGTCCCATTCTTTAATGTAGTTAACTACCGTGTAGCAGTAGCACAACGAGCTACAGACCTAGACACAAAAGATATTCAAGTAACAGCTGATGAACCAAAGTTCTTTAACGTATCACGCCTTTATCAAAAGGACTTGTACCAGTGGATGAAGGATGTAAACTTCGGTCAATTCTTAAATGAATTTGGTAATACACGTCCTAAGTATGGGCATGTAATAATTAAAAGAGTTAAAGACTCAGAATACGGAATCCGCCTAGAAGTATGCGATTGGCGAAATATCATTACTGATGGTGCTGACATTAGTAAACGAGTAGTAGAGCGTCACTTTATGGACATCGAAGACCTAGAAAGTAAGTCAGGAATCTGGGATAACTTAGATATTGCTATTGATGAAGCAATGGGTTCAGAGGATGGATGCGCTATTGTTTATGAAGCACATGGACTATTTGATGTAGGGACTAAACAAAAACCTAACTATAAGCGTGTATTCTCTTATGTACTATCTGATGGTACTGTACTTTTCCAGCAAGATGAGAAACTAAAAGACTTCCCATATAAAGACCTAGCATGGGAAAAGGTAAATGGACGTATTGGACGTGGTGTAGTAGAAGACGGTTTTCAATCACAACAATGGACTAATGACGTTGTTATTAAAGAACACGAAATGATTGAACTATCAGCAAAGCGTGTATTCTTGACTAACTCAGGACGTTTAGCTGGGAACATGATGAATATTGAGAACGGGTTAATGGTGCAGGTAAATGATGATGACTTTGTTCGTCCTATTGAGTTTACTAACCCATCATTCCAACAAGCACAAAGCATTAAAGAGCAATGGGATGACCAGTACAACAAGGTGGCTAACTCTTTTGGAGCTATCACAGGTGAAACAATGCCTTCTAATACACCATTCCGTACAACCGCTATTCTAAATAGTGAAGCAAATAACCACTTCGATTACAAGAAGGAGGATGCTGCGTTATTCTTGCAAGAAGTATTTTACGATTGGGTATTGCCAGCAATTGGATCTAAAATGAACAAAGCCCACATTATAAACGCTGAGTTTAGTTCTGATGAACTTATGCAACTTGATGAAGCGTTTGCGACAGAACAAGCTAACAAGCAACTAATCAACGCAGTACTAAATGGTAAAATTAAGACCGCTACTGATTACGAAAATTCAATCAATACTTTTAAAGAACTTGTCATGGTTTCTGGAGAGCGACGTTTCATTGATGTGCCAGAAGGCTACTATAAAGACTTTAAGCCAAAGATTTCAGTAATAATTACCAATGAAGCACGTAACAAAGCAGTAGTGCTAGAATCAATTTCAAGTATTCTTACACAGGTTGCTAATGCTCCACAACTACTAGAAGACCCAACGTTATATCAATTGTTTGCAAAAGCAGTAGAACTATCTGGTGCGGGTATCTCACCTACACAGTTGCGAAAAGCACAATCAGGAAAAGAAGCAGAACAGATTAAACAGATGCAGTTCGCGCAAGAGTTGTCACCAGTACAGCAAATAGCACAAGCATAGTATGAATATTGATAGACTGAAAAGATTAGGGGCAGACCTAGATTCACTGGAACAGTTAAAATATTACATGTCAGAACATATCAATCAGAAGATAATTAAGGCTGTGCATGAAGGTGAAGACGTAACTATATACCCAATTGCAAAAAAACTACTTGACAGTTTGATCAATCAGCTACATATTGATTATAAAGATACTAAATAATTAGTACGGTTAGTCTTCCGACCAAAAAGGCGCGCTTAAAAATACGTTCGCACTCACCGCTAAAAGTGTATAATTTCGGGTTCATATCCCGCCACAAAATATGTCAGATGAAAATCTAAACCAAGACGTAGAACTTGATGAAACCCTACACGATGAATCTAATGATGAAAGTCAGAATGATGAATCAACTGACTGGAAAGCTGAAGCATTAAAATACAAATCAATGTATTTGCGCAAAGCTAAAAAGCCAGAACAAACCTTAGAAACTAATCAACCTAAGGCTCAACAGGTTACTACCTCTGATATTTCAGCGGAAGACCTCATGTTCTTTGCCTCTTCTGGAGGAACACAGGAAGACCTTGCCGACATTAAGAAATTGATGAAGACAGGTATGACGTTCCAAGAAGCCGCTAATGATGACCTCTACAAATTGGCGAATCAAAAGCGACGAGAAGATGCTAAGCGTGAAGCAGCCTCAATGGGTGCATCACATGGAAGTTCTAACCGTAAGTCTAAAGACTCATGGGAAGGATTATCAAAAGAAGAATTTGAGAAACGCTGGAAAGCAGAAAAACAAGGTAAATAACCTAGCGAGCCATTAACTTTATGGCTTACCCAACCGATACATTTACCTCAGCAGATTTGGCAGTATTTACACCAGAAATCTGGGGTGCAAAAGTAAATGACATTTTTAAATGTTCATTGAACCTTGCAAACTTCTTTACAGACCGTTCAGACGAAGTACGCGATGGTGGAGACGTTCTTCACACTCCAAACTTCTCAGAAATGTCTGCGAACACAAAAACTACTGGAGCATTCGTTACTTTGAACTCACCAACCGAGACTGAGGTACAATTGACAATCAATACTCACAAGGAAGTATCATTTGTTATTGAAGATGCACAGCGCGCCCAAGTAGCACGTTCAATGCGAGTTCTAGAAACTTACGCAACTAACGCGGCTTACACAACCGCACGTGTACTCGAAGCAGCAATCGCAGCTTTGTTCTCATCATTTACTACACAATTAGGTGCTTCAACAACTAACGTTGCGGATTCAGATTTGCGAAATGCTATCTCAGCACTTGATACAAACTGTGTACCAGTAGATATGACAGATGACCTTGCATTTATCTTCCACCCTAATACATTCTGGAAGCAATACATGTCAGCTGATAAGTTCTCTCTATCAATTAACACAGCAGATGTAAACAACCCAACCCGTATGCCTACCTACCGCGTATATGGAATCAAGATCATCACTTCGAATCTTGTTCCTAACGTTTCAGGTGCAAACGGACGTTACAACGTTTTGGCACACAAGGACGCTATCCATTGGGCAGCAGCTCCATTGCCAGTACGTTCAGATACTGGATACATTGGTGCATCAAACGTACGTCTTCAATCACAATACCGTCAGGAATTGTTGGGAGAACTCGTAACAGCGGACCTATTCTTCGGAGTAGTTAAGAACCGTGACAATGCAGCAGTGGAAATCCTTTCTGTAGCATAGTTGGTTGCTCGCCCCAGTAGCAGTACAAATGGGGCGAGACATACTGTCAGTCAACTATATGAACGTAATAATAGGAAACCCAAAAGTATCTAAGATACGAATCAACCCACGAACAGGACAAGCTATTTCTATGTCAGGGGATGGAGCATCTGAGGAATACCTCATGGCTATCAATAACCGTGATAATGGTAGCCCGCAGCATCCAACAAACT